TTTATTATTGAATGGTTTTCGACACACAGAATAACTGCTTTTTTGAGGAGTTGTTTTCTTTTCTCTGTGTAATAACACTTCTTTTGTAATATAATCTCATTGCTTTTATCTTTTAATCTCATTGTTATTTAAAACCTTTCACATTGTATTTTGACGAAAAATAGTGATTTCTCTCCCCTATTTATTATATTGGTTAATATAACAATCCATGCTCTCTTTTCTGTATTTGTGCGTACCTTGGTGAACTAAAATAACATTGTTTGTAGAATTATGTAGCAAATAGCACCTCTTCTTGCTGTTTTTATTGAACTTAAAAGGGCATGAAGACGAAAATAATATGTATATTTGCATAAGGCTTTCTTTATTTTAAGGAGCTATTCTTTTTTCCTTATTCATTTGCTTTAGAAGAGCAAGAGAAGAGGATAATAGGGAATCTAGAGATTTAATTTATATAAAGATATTTCTATGGCACGATATATATTATTTTTAATTTGCTGTCTTTTTGCATTCACTAGCACTCAAGCACAGAAGAAAAAGGTAGTAAAGAAGAAAGAAACAAAAGCAAAGGTAGTTGCTACTGATAAAAAGGTGGATAATAGTTTGTTTGCAACAATGCTCCCTAACACTGATAAATTATTGGTGATAGATAGTGCGGTGGTAGATAAAGATTCGTTTTTAAAGCATTTAGATTTGCAAAATGAAAACGGATATGTTGGTATAGAAAATGATAATGCTTGGTTTATAAATGCCTTAAAGAATAAGAAAATATATGCTTCTGGTGATTCTTTATCAGGACGGAAACTTATTCTAGCCTATTATGTTAATTCTAAATGGGACGATAGACGTTCAATATCTGAATTAAATACTTTATTTTCTGACATCAATTTTCCCTTTTTAATGCCTGATGCCACTACCCTTTTCTTTTCTGCAAAGGGACATAATAGTATTGGAGGATTTGATATCTACACTACAAGATTAGATGTTGACAATGGAGGTTTTTATATTCCAGATAACTATGGATTGCCATATAACTCTACAGCAAACGATTATTTCTTGGCAATTGATGAAAGAAACAATCTAGGTTGGCTTGTTTCTGATCGCTATCAACCAGAAGATAAAGTATGTATTTATATTTTTGTTCCTAATAAAAATCGTGTGAAGCTAGCTCAAGAAGGCTTCGATAATAATACGATTAAGAAATTAGCTCAATTAAATAGCATTCAAGATACTTGGAACTTTGGCAATAAGCAAGAGGCGTTGCGCAACTTAGAACGTCTTAGGACTCAAAGAAACACGGAAAAGAAAGGAAGTGAATCTGTTCTTTTTATTGTAAATGACAAAATAAAATACACGTCTTTAAGTCAGTTTAAATCGAATAAAAATAAGCAATTATTTGCTAAATTAGAAGATAACAAGCAATTGGTTACAAAGCAAAAGAATGAACTAGAAAGTTTAAGAATACAATATAAGCAAGCAAATAAAGCAAAGCAATCGTCTTTAAAACAAGATATTCTTTTTATTGAAAAGCAGCTTATGAAATATCAGCTTGAACAAAAAGAGCTTGAACAAAAGCTTAGAGAGTTAGAACTTAATTAATAAACATATAAAAATATAAGACCATGAGTAAATATTTTGCACCTTCAGAACTCATTATAAATCAAGATGGAAGTGTTTTTCACTTGCATCTTCACCCCGAACATCTTGCCGATAAAGTTATACTTGTTGGCGATCCAGGCAGAGTTTCGCAAGTTTCAAGTCACTTTGAAAGCATAGAATGTGAAGTAAGTAATCGTGAATTTAAAAGCGTTACAGGAGTTTATAAAGGCAAACGAATTACAGTTGTAAGTACAGGTATTGGCTGTGACAACATCGATATTGTTGTGAATGAGTTAGATGCTCTTGCAAATATTGATTTTGAAACACGAGAAGAGAAAGAAAATCTTAGACAACTTACATTTGTTCGTATTGGAACTTGTGGAGGTTTGCAAGAATATGTGCCTACGGGAACATATATAGCAAGTGAAAAAAGTATTGGATTCGATGGATTATTGAACTTTTATGCAGGTAGAAATGAGGCGTGCGACCTTGAGTTTGAAGCTGCATTTAAGAAACACATGAATTGGAACGAGTTGTTATGTGCACCTTATGTTATAGATGCTGACAAAGAGTTGATAGAGCGAGTTGCAGCTGATGACATGGTGAAAGGAGTTACAATTGCATGTGGTGGCTTCTTTGGTCCACAAGGAAGAGAATTGAGAATTCCCCTAGCTGATCCCAATCAGAATAAGAAAATAGAAGACTTTGAATATAATGGCTATAGAATTACCAACTTTGAAATGGAAAGTAGCGCCCTAGCAGGATTGGCTAAATTAATGAATCACAAGGCTATGACTTGCTGTATGGTAATTGCAAATAGACGAGCTAAAGAAGTAAATGCAAACTATAAGAATTCTATTGACGGACTAATTGAAAGAGTCTTGGATAGAATTTAAATACAACTCGACTAAAATCCAAAGAAGATATAGAAATAGAATCATTTTCTTTGATAAGTGGTTTATTTCTTATTTGAATAAAAGAACAGAAAGAATCGTTCAAATTTTAAGATATATAAAATGAACAACAACGACACTATATGTGCACTTGCCACCGCTCAAGGTGGAGCTATTGGGGTAATTCGTATCTCTGGAGAAGATGCTATTAATAATGTTACAAAATGTTTTGAAGCTGCTTCGGGTAAAAAACTTGAAGAAGTAGCTGCTCAGCACATTGTCTTTGGCAATATTAAAGACGAAGAGGGAAACATTATTGATGAAGTTCTGGTTTCTGTTTTTCGTGCTCCTCATAGCTACACTGGAGAAAATACAGTTGAAATATCGTGTCATGGATCAACATATATCTTAAATACAATCCTTCAAATTCTTATAAAAAGTGGTTGTAGGCAGGCTCTTCCTGGTGAGTTCACACAACGTTCGTTCTTGAATGGAAAGATGGACTTGAGTCAGGCAGAAGCTGTTGCTGATCTTATTGCATCAACAAATAAAGCGACTCATCAACTAGCACTTGGTCAGTTGCGTGGTCATTTCTCTTCTGAATTGGCAGAGTTGAGAAATAAATTATTGAAAATAACTTCATTAATAGAGCTTGAACTCGACTTTAGTGATCAAGATGTAACTTTTGCAGACAGAGAGGAGTTGGCAGAATTGGCTCAGCAAATCAATAAAAAGATTAAGACTTTGGCTAAGTCTTTTGAAACAGGACAAGCAATTAAAAATGGTATTTCGGTAGCAATTATTGGTAAAACAAATGTTGGAAAGAGTACATTATTAAACTGCTTACTCAAAGAAGAACGAGCTATTGTTTGTGATATACATGGAACAACACGAGATGTAATTGAAGATACCATCGAGATAAACAATATCACTTTTAGATTTATCGATACTGCTGGTATTAGAAATACTGATGATACGGTTGAAAATTTAGGTATTGAACGAACCTATAAGAAATTATCGGAAGCTATAATTATATTGTGGGTTGTTGATGAAATTCCTACAAAAGAGGAAATTGCGGAGATGAAAAAGCAAACGATAGATAAAAAACTTATCATTGTTTGCAATAAGTCTGATGAGAAACATCTATCTTTCCCAAGTGAAGAAGTTGACAACTCTCTTTCAATAGTATCGATATCAGCTAAATTTAAAGAGAATATTGATTGCCTTGAAGAAACTATTTATGTCGCAGCAGACATCCCAGATATTCACGAAAATGACGTTATTGTAACCAATGCACGTCACTATGAGGCACTGATAAGAGCTCAAGAAAGTATAGAACGAGTGATTGAAGGCATTGACAACGACTTGAGTAGTGACCTTCTAAGCGAAGATCTTCGTCAATGTCTCATCTTCCTTGCCGAAATTACAGGTGGTGTTATTACTTCAAACGAGGTTCTTGGTAACATATTTAAGCATTTTTGCATCGGAAAGTAAGGGGTTTTTTATGTTTTTGAACCAATGATAAAGCCAGCCTATACAATGATAAAGGATGCCTTTTAAAATAAGGCTTTGTAAAATGTAAAAACAAAGGTTATTTTTGCAACAATTGTTTTTGCATTATCAAAAAATTGTTGTTCCTTTGTTGTCGAAACAACAAAAACAACAAAAGTAACAACAAAATGGCAAATTCAAAAGAACCCGTAAGGTTGCGCACACGGGAGACGACAACAGGTTTAAAAAGCCTTTATCTTGATATTTACACAAACGGGAGCCGTTCGTATGAGTTTTTAAAAATGTATTTAGTGCCTGAAAAGAACAGAGCAGATAAGGAGAAAAACAAACAAACTCTATTGCTTGCGGAGGCTATAAAAGCAAAAAGAATTGTAGAGTTGCGAAATGGTTTGTACGGCTTCGCAAATGACAGCCCCTCAAATATCCGCTTTTATGATTACTACCGCTCTTTATGTGAAAAGCGTTTAGGGGCTGAAAGTCGAGGTAATTGGGGCAATTGGTATTCTTGTTTGCACCATTTAAAAAAATACGACAAAAGGGAAAATCTAACATTAAAAGATATTACGACAGAATGGGTGCAAGGCTTTAGAGATTATTTGGAAAACAGGGCTATTGCTTGGGAGAACGACAAGCGCAAAAGAGTTAAGGACAAGCCCTTATCAAGGAATAGCAAAGTTTCTTATTTTAATAAATTGCGTGCGTGTTTAAATCAAGCATTTGAGGAACAATTAATAAGGAAAAACCCTATAAGAGGCGTTGAGGGGTTTAAAGCGGAGGAAGCAACACGAATGTATTTGACACTAGAAGAAGTTAAAAAATTAGCACAAACGCCTTGCGATTATCCAAACGTTAAAAACGCCTTTTTATTCTCTTGTCTTACAGGCTTGCGTCGTAGCGATATTTTGCGCTTGCGTTGGAGCGACGTTTACCAACAAGGAGAGTTCACGAGGATAATTTTTAAGCAAAAGAAAACATCAGGACAAGAATACCTCGATATATCAGCGCAAGCGGTTGAACTTATGGGAGAGAAAGGCGACGCAGAGGATTATATTTTTGGGGACATTTACAGCCCCTCAATTACAAACAATATAATAAAAGTGTGGGTTGCAAAAGCAGGAATTACCAAAGAAATAACATTCCATTGCGCAAGGCATACATTTGCAACTATGATGTTAGATTTGGGAACTGATATATATACAGTATCTAAATTATTAGGACATAGAGAGCTTTCAACTACTCAAATTTACGCTAAAGTTTTAGACAAAAGCAAGCAAGCAGCGGTTTCGTCTATCCCGTCAATATTTGAGGATAGCAAATAAAGAGATAAGGGGTTTCCCTTATTTCTTTTTTTTATTTACGGGCGGTAATTTCGCCTTTGCCAGTGATTAACCACTCCGCAGAAATATTGTAATTCTCAACCAAATAATTAAGCCAAGCGGGCTGAAAAATATCTCTAGACATATCTTTTTCTAGAGTGTTTAAATTCCACCTATTTATATTAAATTGATTTGTAAACGTTTGCTTCCCTCTTATCTTTTTTTGCTCTTTGAGGTAATACAGAGCTTTAAAAAAACGTTCTATTATCTTTTGACTATCGCTTGTTTGCATTGCTTAAAGATTTTGCTTTTGCCTCTGTTATTTTTTCGGTTAATATTGCGTTCTTTTTTGTTAACCGTTCTTCCCACTCTCTTAAAATCTCATTGCTAAAATTAACCCTTTCCCCACTTGTTATACATCTTTCGTATTCGTGCAGTTCGTCCGCAGACATTACGGGGATAAATTTTTCTACATTTAAAATGGCTTGCACGCTTGTAAAAACCTCTCTTTGTAGCTCATTTAGTTTGCTATTTTCTATCATTTCGCCACTACCAAAGAGAAGCCACCTTGCATTTATTTCGGGCAAAACTTCCAATATTTTTAATATAGGTTTAAGCCCAAAATTTTCGCCTCGTAACAGCTTTGCCAAGTAAGGGGGCGTCCATTCCATTAGTTGGGCAAATTCGGCTTGATGCCCCCCTGTTTTATATTTGATTATTTCTTGTAATCTTGTGTTCATTTGCTTACTTCTTTTCTAATAATGTAGTTGCTTTTTCAAGTCGTTTCTTGTATTTAGTTACATCGTGTGGATAAAAATAGAACTTTTTAAATCCATTCTCCACATCGTAAAGCCTCTCACACGTTTCTACAGCTTCTAAAATAGCTTCTTTGCATTCAGGGTTTGCGTTTATTGCTTCTTCAGCTCTGTAAAGGTTCTCTTCTGTAGCTATTTGGATAGCCTCTTTAATAATGGCGATTTCTGAATTGTAATCTTTAATCTTTCGATATAACACCATTAATCGTTCCATGCTATACAAATAGTTGTTTAAAGATAAAAGTGTAGCTTTTTCACCATTAGCGATAGCTTGCTTATATTCAGATATTGCTCCGTCTATGTCTTTTTCTTTTTCAAGCTCAATACCTTTACCTTGATGGTTCATAACGGTTGAAAATTGTTCTTGCCACTCTCTATTTCTTGCTCTAAGCTCTTCTAGGGTTGGTTCTTTTTCGTCTTCCATAAAGATGTAGTTTTATTTTGTTATTTAGTTATTTATTCCACTTTGCACGAATAGCCTAAAACTTTGTGCATTCTCATTATTTTTGATTTGGGAATATCGAAAGGTGAGTAAACAAGTTTGCTTATAAATATTCGCTAACTTTTTTTATTGCCTTGTAAATGCCCTTTATATCACATCTTGCTACTTCTAATGTTCCATATTTAGGGTTGTCTGCCGAGAGTGTTAGTGTATTTGTTGTGGCTAAGTTGTTTCTTAAGACACGTTTTATTGTAAATGAATTGTCGTAAACAATGGCAATAATTTGTTCACTTTGCACATTATCCCATTGTTCAGGCTCTATTTTTTCACATAGTATCATTGCTTTGTTATTTATTGTAGGATACATACTTTCTCCTTTAACTTCTATAACAATGTGCTTATCTTTTGTATAGGCTTCTCCTTTTGCAAAATATACAGGATAAGTTTCAATTGTTCCTGTTGCTTGTGATGTGTTATCCATAAACGAAGCAAGAGCAGGGACAGAAAATAGAGGTAAATATATTAGTTCATCTTTAATATATGGAGCAACAAAGCTAGCGTTATTGTCTGCTTGTGCTGTTTCTTTAAGCATAGAACCCTCACCATACAATAACCAATCTCTATTTAGTTCAGGAAAAGCCGTCAGAACATTTTTCAGTTTTTCCTCTCCGAAATTTTTACGCATAGATGTAACATAGCCTGTTGAAAGGTTTGCCATAGCTTCAAACTCTTTCATTTTCAAACCCTTGCACTTAACAAACTTAATAGTTCTTTCCTTAACAGAATTATCTTTCATAAAAAAACAGTGTTAAAATATAGTTAAAATCAGAGCATTGTTTTGAATAATCAGAACAATGTTATATATTTGCATCGTGTTACTAAAAAGTATATTTGCAAATATACTAAAAAGTAAACAAATAAGTAAAAATCGATAGATAAATTTTTAAAGAAAGGATATAAACAAAATGGAAAAAGCAAGGGTTTTAAAAACCGAATTTAAACGAGAGAGGGAAAAAAGAGACCTCGCAATTTACAAAGAATACCATAAAATGGCGGCAGTTAGCGGACAAACAAAAATGCCAATAATCCGTCACTTAATGGAGAAGTTTAACATACATAGCCCTAATACAATTTATGTGATACTTCGCAGAGTTGAGGAGGCTTAAACAGTGCAATTGTTATGAATAAAGTTATAAAGAAATACATACGGGCAACGGCTTTACCAACGCTGTTTTTAATAGGCTTACTTGCCTTTTGCGTTTTGGCGGGCGATGAGAACCCGAACGCCCCTCTCCCACTTGGCAAATGGCTATTAATTAAACTTACCTCTTTAGTGGTTTTAATTGCTTGTATGCTTGTTGGGAAACACCTTTACAAAAAAGGATATATAGATAAAATAAACGTATTGGAGGGCGAATAAATGGAGGCAAATTTAAGCGATATAAACGCCCGTTTAATGCGTATAGAGGAATTAGCCCTTACAGGTGTAAAAGCTGTGCTAAGCGTAATTGAGGCGGCTCATTTTACAGGGATAAGCAAACCACAGTTGTACAGGCTTACAAGTGAAAGGAGAATTCCACACTATAAGAAAAATAACAAGTTGTATTTTAAGAAATCGGAACTTGAGGCTTGGATGCTAGAAAACAAAATCGACACAATAGACGAGATTAATAGCAAGGCTTCTACACACGTTTACAAGAACAAAATAAAAAAACAATGACAAACGAGCAATCACATAAAAAATTAATCCGTGAACTGCTTTTGCGTGGAGACTCAATAACAGCTTTAGAGGCGTTGAGAGATTTTGGGTGTTACAGGCTAGCTTCACGAATTAGCGACCTAAGAAATGAGGGTTTAGAGATTAAAAAAGTAATGGAAGAAAGCATAAGTAGAATAACGGGGAAGCCCGTGAGATTTGCCCGTTACTCAATAGAAAAAACAAACGCAATGCCCGAAGCGAATAGAGGGCTAAACAATTAAAAAACAAAACAAATGGAAAACGAAATCATCGAAGTTAAACAAGTGGAAATGTTAACAGCAATCGACAGAGCAGAGGTCGACATTCAAATCGCAACGGCAAAGCAATATCCTAGAGACGTTACAGCAACGCTTAATAAAATTGCCACTTACGCAACAATGGATAAAGAGACAGCGGAAGATTGTTTTTACGTCTTAAGACGCAAGGACGCAAACGGCAACGACAGCATCATAGAGGGCTTATCGGTTAGAATGGCTGAAATTATTGCGGGTGCGTGGGGCAATTTGCGTGTACAAACGAGAATAATTGGAAACGACGGACGTATGATTACAGCGCAAGCAATTTGCCACGACCTTGAAACCAACTTTGCAGTTAGCAAGGAAGTAAAGCGCAGTATAATGACGAAAAAAGGATATACATTTTCGCAAGATATGCAAGTAGTAACAGGTAACGCAGCGGCTTCAATTGCTTTTAGAAATGCTGTTTTAACAGTGATACCTAAAGCAGTTACAAAGCGAATTATTAAAGAGGTGCGCAAAGTGGCATTAGGGCAAAGCATCGACCTTGAAACAAGCCGTCAAAACATCATTGCTTATTTTGGCAAATTGGGCGTAACAGAACAACAGCTGCTTGATTATTTAAGCATTACCAAAATAGAGGAAATCGACAAAGAAATGGTGTTCGAGTTGAGAGCGACGGCAAACGCTATACACGAGGGGACAACAACTGTGAACGAAACTTTTGTACGCCCAACTGTTGAGGCTAAAAAGCAAAAAGAGGGCGAAAAAGCAGCTAAAACAGCAACCGACAAAGCAGCGCAAGCAATTGCGCAAGCAACAGGAGAAAAACAACAACAATAAAATAACAAATAATAAGTGTAAAAGATATGAATACAGTTTCAGAATTAATTAAAGAGTTAACAGAAAAAGAGTTTTTAACTCGTGAGGAAATAAAGGAAATCCTAAAGAAGCGTTTCAACACAAATGTAAATAGCGAAACTTTCGAAATGGATAACATCGTAGAGGGAATTATTAAAAATTGGGCGGATGAAGACAAAGCCAATAGAACTGCAATTGTAATATTGTCGCAACCAAGCGAAGACAACGAAGCTGCACTTTGCGGGGGGATTTTTGGTAAAAGATGCGATGTAGAATTATCGTTTTTGAAAGCTCTTACAGGTAACGATGCGTTGCAAGAAATAGCCTTAAAAACAACAAAATTAGTTGAGGCTTATAACATTTTTAGTGGCACAAATGGATAGGAGATTAAAAGATGAGTAATACAGTTATAAGACCCAAAGATAGAACCGAGTGGCTCAAATACAGAGAGAGCGGAATTGGAAGTAGCGAGGTAGCAACTATTGTAGGCTTAAACCCCTTTGAAACCCCTTATCAGTTGTGGCGACGAAAGGTTGGTTTAGACGCCCCCAAACAAGAAAATTTTGCAATGAAAGCGGGACACTACCTCGAAGATGCTGTTAGTTTATTTTGGCAAGACGAAACAGGACAACAGGTAATTAAATCGTCTGCTGGTGATTGGATTATACAAGACAATGAGCGCAAATATTTGCAGGTTAGCCCCGATAGGACTTTTTGGTTGCGAGATATGCCACACAACAACGAAAACAAAGGTATTTTGGAGATAAAAACCACACAAAAAAGCATTGACGAGGACGACATTCCAAAGCATTGGTTTTGCCAAGTGCAATATCAATTAGGCGTTGCGGGCTACAAACAAGGCTCTTTAGCTTGGTTGACACAAGGTAGAGAATTTGGATATAAAGATTTAGCCTTTGTACCTGATTTTTACGCTTGGCTGGTGGAAGAAGTGGACAAGTTTTGGATTGACAACGTGCTAAATAAAGCAGAACCAACGGCAGCAAATGTGCAAGATATTTTGCTAAAGTATAACACACATACAGACGGGAAAATTGTTGAGGTAAACGAAGAGATTTTTGCAGCCTACAACGAGCTAAAGCAAGTAAAAGACGAGCTAGCAGAAATCGAGGAACGCAAAACGGCTCTTGAGAGTAAAATTAAAATGGGCTTTGGGGATGCAGAAGCAATCAGCTTTGGAGGGCAAACCCTTGCAACGTGGAAAGCCCCTAAAGCTAGCGCAAAATTTGACGCAAAAGCTTTCCAAGCTGCACACCCTGATATAGCAAAAGAGTTTATAGTCCAAACCAATGGTGCAAGGCGTTTTTTATTGAAATGATATGATAAAGATTAGCAATTCGCAACGAGATTTAATTGTACGTTATTTAGGTGTTCTTTGCGATATGCTCAAAGCCGACAGCGGGTGCAAAAGCTCAAATATAAGGAGGTTATCAAAAAAGACAATTGCCTCTTTAAAAGCAAAACAACCCGAAGATTAAAACGTACAAAGAGTGTTTAATCAACCCCAAGCACTGGGCGAAGCGTTATATATAAACTTTTGCCATTTGTGCTTTAGCTTGGTTGCTTGGGGCTTAAAATAAAAGAAAGAAAATGGGACGCCCAATTAAAGAAACAGCAGAATATTTCCCTCACTTTGTAAAAGGAGGACGCACGCTTTTTATTTTAGAAAGCAAATACGGGAATGACGGCTATGCCTTTTGGTTCAAGCTTTTAGAGATATTGTGCTACACAAATAATCATTTTTTTGATTGCAAAAACCCCTCCAATTGGGAGTTTCTGTTAGCAAAAACCCACACGACAGAGGAAATTGCAAACAAAATCATTATAACGCTTGTTGATTTGGGGAAAATTGATGCCGAATTATGGGAAAACAAGGTTATTTGGGTGCAAAGTTTGGTTGATAAACTATCGTTTTTTTACGAAAGACGTTCGGTTGGTACACCTCAAAAACCACAGTTTTTGCACGCAGAAACCCCTAACGAAGATAGTTTATGTACACAAAAACCCCCACAAACAGGAGTAAATGAGAGCAAAAAGTACACAATAGAAGAGAATAGAAAAGAAAAGAATATATATAATTATCATTATATCGTCGAGAGGTGGAATGAAACTTGCGGAAATTGCCTACCAAAAGTAAAGACATTAAACGAGAGTAGACGGCAAAAAATAAAACTAAGGTTGCAAGAATTTGGCGATAGCGAAGCTGCACAAATGGAAGTTTTAAACACCCTGTTAGAAAAAATAGTAGCCTCTAGCTTTTTAAAAGGCGATAATAACAACAGTTGGACAGCGACATTTGATTGGTTGTTTGAAAACTCGAAAAATTGGGTGAAAGTCATAGAGGGCAATTATGATGATAACAGAGGCTTAAAAAACAACGCAAAGCAACTTAATAACGCTGGTACTAATTTGGGTATTGGAGAGTATATCGAGCAAGCGACAGGGCGAAGAACTTACGGGACGGGCAAAGCAACAATACCACACGATGCCCCCGCAAGACCGTCAGAGCGGCACAGCTGGGACGCTGGTAGTCAAAGTTGGATAATTATATAACCCTTGAAATTTTACATCTAAAGCGTTATTTTAATTGTGGGGCGTAATTACACATAAAACGATACGAAAGCCCGACAGAGTGCAAAAGAATAGCCAAAAATTAAATTTAAAACAACAAAGGTGTATAACGATGAAAGATTTTAGCGATTACGGAATACAAATCCCCTATATGAAGCAAGGCGGGAAAATAAAAACATTTTGCCCCGAATGCCACGATATGAGGCGAGACACAAGGGACAAAAGCCTTTCAGTAGATATAGACAAGGGCGTTTGGAAATGCCACTATTGCGGTTTTAGCGGACACCTTGAATATGACGACAGCGAAAAGCGAAAATGGATGGAAAAACAAACGTGGTATCAACATACAAAGATAAGGCAAAAGCCTATTTATAAAAAGCCGACGCCAAAGCCTCTATTGCCAATATCGGAGAAGCTTAAAGCGTGGTTTGCAGGTAGAGAAATTAGTGAAAAAACATTGCAAGAACTAAAAATTACAGAGGGCTTGGAGTGGATGCCACAAAAGAACGGGAACGCTAATACAGTGCAATTTAATTATTTCCTTAATGGTGAGTTGGTAAATACCAAGTTTCGCACGGGTGATAAGTGCTTTAAGCTCGTTAGCGGTGCAGAACTTATCCCCTATAATATCGATGCAATAAAAGGGCAAAAAGAGTGCATTATTTGCGAGGGTGAAATTGACTGCTTAAGTTTCCACGAGTGCGGACTTCCTTACGTTGTGAGCGTGCCAAACGGGGCAAACGCTAATCTTGATTATTTGGATAATTTCATAGAGGATTATTTCGACGATAAAGAAACTATTTACATTGCAAGTGATACCGACACTAAAGGAGTTATTTTAAAGGAGGAATTAATTAGACGCTTTGGAGCTGAAAGGTGTAAAGTTTTGAGTTACGGGGAGGGCTGCAAAGATGCAAACGAACACTTGGTAAAGTTTGGGAAAGAAAGCCTTATAGCGTGTTTAAATCAAGCCGCAGAAATCAAGGTAGAGGGCGTTTTTACTATAAGCGATTTTGAACAACCCCTAGACGCTTTATTTGAACACGGGTGGCAAAAAGGCGTAACAATTGGGCACGAGAACTTCGACCGCCTTTGCAGTTTTGAAACAAAGCGTCTTTGTATCGTGACGGGAATTCCCGGAAGTGGAAAGTCTGAATTTATAGACGAGATAGCGGAGAGGCTTAACATCCGTTATGGTTGGCGTTTTGCTTATTTCAGCCCCGAAAATGCCCCCCTAGCCTACCACGCCTCAAAGCTAATAGAAAAGTTTACGGGCAAAAGGTTTAACAGACAAAGCCTTACAGATAGCGAATATAAGCAAGTAAAAGAACGCCTAGAACAGGACTTTTTCTTTATAAGCCCGACAGACGATTTTAGGCTTTATAATATCCTTGAAAAGGCAAAATTTCTTGTAAGACGCAAGGGAATTAAAGCGTTGGTAATTGACCCTTTTAATCGCTTGGAAAGTGAACAAGGGACACGCAATGAAACGCAATATATAAGTGAACTTCTCGACAGACTTACAAACTTTGCGCAGCGTAACGATATTTTAATAATTCTAATGGCTCACCCAACGAAACAGCCAAAGAACAAAGACGGAGTAATTGAGGCACCAACGCTATATGATATTAGCGGTTCTGCAAACTTTTTTAATAAGGCTGATTTTGGTATTGTTGTGCATAGAAATAGGATTGAAAATAACGTAGAAGTGCATATCCAAAAGGTAAAGTTTAGACATTTGGGAGAATGCGGAACAGCGTTATTTAAATATAACTTAAATAATGGGCGTTACACACCATTTACAAACGGGTTAGAGCCACAATGGGACAACGAGAACCACATAAGGAAATCAATAAAAGAAACACAGGAAAACGCAGCTCAAAAAGCCGTGTTTGACTTTAAAGAGGAGGAAATTTGCCCCTTTTAAAAAACGAAATAGAAACCAAAATAAAAACAAATATAGTTATGAAAGTAAAAGTAAAGAAATTAGTAGAAAATGCAGTAATTCCTCATTATGCAAAAAGCGGTGATGCAGGTTTAGATTTAACTGTGACAAGTGTAGAGAACAAAGGAGACAAAATTGTATATCATTGCGGGCTTGCTTTTGAGATACCACAAGGGTTTTTCGGTTTAGTCGTCCCTCGTAGTAGTAATGCGAAGAAAGATTTATTGCTGACGAATTCAGCTGGAATTATAGACAGCGGATATCGTGGTGAAGTTACAGCGGTTTTTTACAAAACACGCCTTTTACATCCTGATTTATACCAAGTTGGCGAACGCTTTGCACAGCTGGTAATAATGCCTTATCCGCAAATTGAGCTTGAAGAATCCGAAGATTTAAGCACAACAGAGCGTGGAACGGGTGGATATGGCTCAACAGGAAAGTAGTTTTTATTTTCTCATAATAATTTTAATTGTTTAGAATTGCGAGAACGTGGTTTGCGAAAATAGCGTTCTTTAAAAAAATAAAACATAAAATGAAGACAGAAACTAATAATATTCACCATGCTTGCAAATGTACAGGTCAGAAATTTACATTTGAGGAGTGGAGCAAATATCTAAAGGAGAACCACGATGAAATCGTTCATTGTTATAAAAATTTTTGCTTCAATATTTCTGATGTTTGTTTGACCCCAAATGTGAAAATAGAATGGGCAAACAAGTTCTGTAATTTCAAAATTACAACAGCGCAATCAGACAATGAGCGGTGGGATTTTGGCTGTTCCTACAACTTTTACAATGGGGGAGGTTGTCATGGTGCTACTTACGTGGTAAAAAACGATGGATTTACAAGTGAAAAGGAAGCAATTCACTCTGCATTAATTCAACTAAGTGAATTTTGCCAACGTGTTATCAGTGAAATCCAATTTGTAGGTGGAATTCCAGACGAAGAAGAGGGCGTGAAAAAGAGTACACCTGTACTAGCAGAACTAAAAGGGGCATTTGCCAAAATTGCCTACTATAAAGACTTGTTTAACCCTCGTCAATTAGAATTATTTTAAACACAAAATATGAAAAATATACCACAAAGAATATTCCTAAATCTTGGTGAAATCGAGAATTCAGGAGTAAAAGATTTTAAAGAGCTATCGGATATAACTTGGAGCGAAGACAGGGTTTTTGATAGCGATATTGAATACATAAGAGTAACTAAAACTAAAAAGAAATAAAAGAATGAAACACAAGGAATTTTTAAAATTAGTAAGTCGTGAATGTAGCTTTGTTAAAAGACTAATTAAGTCAAGAAAGAAGCGAGAACGAGAGATTAACAAAATAGTTGCAGAGCGATTTAAGCATCTTGTAACTAAATGGTGCAAAATCGAAGATAAGTACTACTATCTTCTTGGTTTTGAGGGTGGTTTTGTTAGCAAAAATGAAGAGGTTTTTGTGAAAGGATTTGCCTTTGAACTTTTCAAGCATAAAAGCCCTATAACAGATGAGATTAGAGGTTTTTCTTTGGAACCTGCAATTCTCACTCTTTCAGAAATTGAAGAAGCGGAGAAGAACCAAGTTAGCAAGGAAGAAGCATTTAAGTACATTGATAGCCTTGTAGATGAAATGGAATGTCGATATTAAAAGCGTTGAATTATGAATAGAGAAATTAAGTTTAGAGGAAAACGTGTCAATGGTGGTGAATGGGTATATGGAATGACAATATCTAATGGCACAATTAAAAGAAAGGCAAATGACGTTTTCTTTGAGGTTGCAGAAAACAAATGGGTTGGAGTACATCCTGAAACTCTTGGTCAGTACACAGGACTGAAAGATAGAAACAGAAAGGAAATCTATGAGGGGGACATCATGCAGGTCAGAGAATATGAGAACATTCTTATGCGGGAGTTCAACGATGATACCAGTCGCTTTGACATGTTCACTATCGACGAAATAAAAGGCGACATGCGAAATTCATACACCTCGCCAGTGATATGGGAAGAGGGCACATTCTGCATCAGCACCAATGGCGACTGGCTGCATCACAATGATATGTTTCTTGCCGTGCTATTCGGTGACATGAAGCGCAGCTCTCCTATCTTCGACTTTGAGGTAATCGGCAATATCCATGACAACCCAGAACTAATCAAGTAAAGCGTATGAAAAAAATAATGTTTAATGACAAGTACTGCCTTACGCAGGCAGTGCTGAACGGAATAAAGACAATGACAAGGCGAGTGTTGAAAAAAGATATACCGCTTGGCAAGGTTGGTGAAGTGGTAGCTATAGCACAATGCTACAAAGAACTATATCCTAATGCCGATTTTGAAATGGTCGGGAATGGGTTTATGACGAAGTCAGCAGGTTGGAATAACAAAATGTTCGTCAGGGCAGACTTGATGCCCCACCACATTAGGATTACCGATGTGAAGATAGAACACTTACAAGACATCTCTGATAAAGAATGTTTGCGTGAGGGTGTAAAAAGAGCATCAATAGGCTTTTATGCAGAAGGTGTAAAGGTTAAGGATTGTGAAAAGGAAGCGCATCGTGAAACGGCTTCTGGATGTTTGAAATTGTTTCCATTTCCACGCCCAGCCTTTGCTTATCTCATCGATAAAATCAGCGGTAAAGGCACGTGGGAGAATAACCCACTCGTAGTAGCATATAGTTTTGAGTTAGTAGATTAACGAATCGTCACGGAATCGTCACGGAAATTATACGCTAATAAGGTGAAACGTAAAAAGTAAATAACTATGGAAATTAAATTAAACGCAGGTGATAGAATAAATATCCCTGCAAATTGCAAAGCAATTATCGAAGATAATCAAATTATCATCGAAGAGAAGCAAGAAGAGTTTAAAGAGGGTGATATTTTGCACTCAAAAATAACAGACATTGTTGTTATTTTTTCACATTATACAAGAGATGATAAACACATATTTGGTAGCTATTTTGATAGCATAAATGACCCAAATACTGGTTGGTTTACTGAAAAATTCCGACTCGCCACAGAAGAAGAAAAACAAGCTTTCTTTGACGAACTAAAAGCAAAGGGTTTGAGGTGGAATGCAGAAACAAAGACAATGGAGAGGATAAGGAAGAGAGCAGAAAAAGGAAGAGAATATTTAATTGTAAATAGACTTGGAGACGTTGTAAAATTAGTAGATGAACATTCTACTTTTGATGATATGAATTATAATTCAGGGAATTATTATCTACCAAGCGAAAGAGCGCAAGCCGAAGCAGATG